GCAGCAGGTCAAGAAAAGGGTTCTACCTTTGCTGCAACATTTAACGCTAATCTTTGGGCCGTTCAAGCAATATCCCGTATGCATAAGATATTAGCCGAATCAACAACAAAAATGTTTATGACGCATTTAGACCTACTAGGTATTAGTTACCGTAAACAAGATTTACCTACAATTAAGTTTGAGGCTATGGATAGTGAGACACCGTTGAATGTAATGCAAAGAGTTACAATGGGTTACAATTCGGGTATTCTTACCTTAAATCAAAGTCTTGATTTGTTAAACTTTCCAACCATAGGCAAGGATGGAGAAGAAAGAGTCACACAAACAAACACACAAACCGGAGAATTACCACGTGAAAACTCACAAGACAGTGCTTCGGATATGGTGGATTGATGATTCTTTTACCGATAGCGTTTTCAATAGTAGTTTTAGTTATTTACATTGAAAGATTAATAAGACACACGAAGGATGAGAAGATTATGGCGAAGTTGAGATTAGGAAACCCTAACGAAATATTGATGCTTATTTTTGGTTTAGGTGTAGTTCTAGCGTGGGTTATTATCGCTGCAACAGCATCGTATTACAGTATTGTCGAAGTTAGAGAAATAACCGACAGTCAATTGACTGTTATTGGTCTTTTAGGTGGTCCTGCACTTCTTATCATAACTAGCGTACTTGATTTATTCAAGGGTAAAGAAGGCGCAAAAATCAATATTCTACCTGACCAATTAGCCAGTGATGTTACCGCAACAGAAGCAGTAGACGCACATACAAGAATGTTGGAAGAATACAAACTAAAGCATGACCTAGAAATGGAAAAGATGCAAAAACAACACTCATTAGATATGGAAGCATTCCAAATTACCAACAAAAAGGTGAAGGAAGAATGAATAGTAGCATTTGGTGTGGCTTTTGTACTCTAGGTAATTGTTTTGAATGCTCCGAAGGTCAAGAGTAAGTTAATAAGACATTCCTAATCTCCAAGAGTTATGTCATGTGGTTGCGGATGCGGTGGCGAAAAAGTTTCTTATGAAGAATGGGGCGAAGAAGATGTTACTGCGGCAGAATATCAAGGCCGTAAAGTTACTCTCAATAAGCCTTTTCGTACAAAGGGCGGCTCTAAAAAGTTCGGAGTTTATACTAAAAATGGTAGCGGTAATGTAGTCATAGTAAGATTTGGCGACCCTAACATGGAAATTAAAAGAGATGACCCCGCTAGAAGAAAAGCGTTTAGGTCTAGGCACAATTGCGACAATCCCGGCCCAAAATGGAAGGCACGTTATTGGTCTTGCAGACAATGGCGTGGTGGTAAAAAAGTAGAAGCAGGTATGGAAGATTATATATTCTCAACACCCGAAGGGGCAAGACAAAAATCAACGGAAATAGGATTTGGTGGTGAAATACACAGCGACCAAATGGCTGACGGAACACCTATGTATTTCCCCGGACCTAACGAAGAAGAGTTCCAAATGTGGTTTGATAAAAATGATTCTCACGATGCAAGCGCATCAGAATGTAATTGTGGTAACGTAGAAGCAAAAGACGCAGACGACCCTTGCACAGAAGGATACGAACAATACGGTATGAAAATGAAAAATGGAAGAAAAGTACCTAATTGTATACCTATCGCAGAGGCGGAAGCAAAAAGAAAGGCGGAAGCAGCAGAACCTACACCAAAAGACGATGAAAGCCATGATGAGTATATGTCTCGCTGTATGGAGATGGGTTATTCAAAAGAACAGTGCATGAAAGCACATGAAGGTCATGAGTTCAAAGAAGAAGCATATTACAAAAAGAAAGAGGATGAAGAAGCATCCTATCACAGTTCATGTGGTGTAGGAGAAAAAATGGTTGACGGTAAATGTCAAAAAGTAGCAGTTACCCTAGATTTAGATATTGATGATATTAAAGCGGTTCTTATTGCCGAGACAGGAGATACTATTATAGAAATAAGCGGTGTTGCATTCCATGAAGGAATGAATAAAAACAAATGGTCGCTTACACCGGAAGGTGCTATGTCCGTAGTAAGACAGATGAAAGATAGCGATTTGACACTATTACATCCTAAAGCCAATGAAAACGGTGCAGGATTTTCAAGAAACATTGATGGTGGTTTAGAAGAAGCCAACGTAGGTTATATTGTTGGTGCTTCTTTCTTCACAACAGAAGATGGGTATGAAGTAAGATATGTTGCTCATGTGACTAGACAAGAAATGTTTAGTAGTTTTGATGACGGTTTATGGATGCAAGAAGGATACGGAGTAAGTATCGGTGGTTCCGGTGTACCTGTGGATGCATCGGAAGACGGACTTGTTTTTGGTGAAGATTTCACATTCGACCATTTGGCGTTAGTCAAAAAACCTGCATATGAAAGAGCAAATGTAGAAAGGGCGGTTAGAAAGAAAAAGGAAGAACAATTACCAATAGCCGGTGAAGAATCGCAAACCTTTATAGGTCATTCAATTGCTGACGTTAATCAACCAACGGTGAAAAGTATGACCGAAGAAGAAAACACAGAAATAAATTACGAAGCAAAAATTGAGGCTATACAAGCAGAGTTAGTTTTGGCTAACAGCCGTGTGGCTGAGTTCGAGGCTCAAGTGGCCGCAAAAGCAGAAGAAGAAAGAGTTAGTTTAGTTACTAAGGCATCCGAATTAGGAATGTCCGGTCACGATGACCTTTCTACTCCTACATTAGAAACACTTATCGCATCTTGGGAAGCGGCTCACCCTGAGCCAACACCAGTAGAGATGACACCAGTAGTTTCAATGGAGAAAACAGTTGAAGATGTTAAAGCATCACAAGATACTCCAAAAGTTGAAAACTACCTTAACGGTAAAATCGTTGCTAACGATGAAGCCATTTACGCAAAAGCATGGAACGCATGGGCTTCCGCTTGGAACCAAACACTCGCAGTTGATGAGAAAGGAAGAATGAAGGCTCAACGCTACGATACACTAAAGGAGATGAACTAAGATGGTACAATATTCAGGAAATGACCCAAGACACGCAGTTGATATACAAGAAACTTTTGCAGGAAAAGGATTCCTAGTAAAATATGACGCAAGCGGACTTCTAAAGACTGCTAGTGTAACAGATACACCAATCGGTTATTCTGCGGCTGAATCCTCACGTGGTGAGGACCAAGAATTAGAAGCGGCAGGAACAGCAACATTATCTGTATTGCCTCTTGACGGATTAGTTTACCTTGTTGCAGCAGGAACAATTGCTGCACCTAAGTTTGGACTACCAATTTATGTTTCACAAACTGCTTCCACTAACGGAACAGTAGACGACGATTCCTCTAACAGCGCAGTCCTTGTGGGCTACTACTGTGGAGATGAGACTGCAATCGCAGCAGGAGACTTAATACCAGTATGGTGTTAGACTTAAAATGGAGAAATAAAAGGAGATAAATATTATGAACAGTACACTAGAAGAAATATTAAACGTCGAAGCAGCAACAGGACCTTTCGCACCGGGCGATTCAGTCTTAGAGCAAACATTAAGAGACTTCATTCAATTGCAGTCTAACACAATCGCTATCGCAACCGATTTAGTCGGTGTTAGAAGCGTTCCTTGGCTATCATTTACATGGTACACAGGAGTTATTGGTTCTTTCACATATCCATTGGATGATGTGGCACTAACTGACCCAACAAACATTGGTACACAGAATTACAGTACCAAACTTGAGAAGGGTCAAGGTCGTGTAACTTTCCTAGACGCAGTAAGACTACGTGGTGAATCTTTCGAGAACATCGACAGGCAGCAAATGGGAATTGTACGTGCAAGAGCAGATACAATTGACAATCACATCCTAACAACACTTGCAGCAGGAGCAGATAATTCAGTAGCAGCAACAGCAACTTTCGGAAGCGGTTCAGCAGACGAAGAAGGCGACATTCTTGCATTAATGGATGACATCTTTGCTAACGCAAAAGTTTCCGGTAACGAGCCTCTTGCTCTAGTATTACCTGCTGATAAGAGAAGTGCTATCCTAAACACAACACTATACGGAAACGTAGTTGAGTCACTAGGCGACCACTTGGCTAGAATCGCAAACCTAAGAATCTACTACACAAGAGATTACGGAGCATCAGGCGCAATCGGTAACGACGCAATTATGCTAGTACCGGGTGCTGAGACTGCTGAGTTCTTTACATACAACGGACCGGGATTCCAAGAGACAGAATTGACAAGATTACCGGGTGTAGGATATGATTGGCTATTGACAGGATACATGGGTAGCGTTATCCACGAACACCAAGATGGTGCAAGTGCTGATAAAACCCACAGAATAGTTAAACTAACCGGAGTCCGTGCTTAAATACGGACGGTGGTTAAATGCCTAAAGAAACTAAAAAAACTACTAAAAAGTCTTCTCCTAAGAAGACTACTAAGGCTGCTGCCCCTAAAAAGGCTGCAAAAAAGAAGCCTAGTGGCCCGACAAAGGCTGCTATGGCTTCTGCCTTGAAAGAAAAAGGTATTC